AAATATCACCGCCATTTGCGAATACTTCGTTTCTCCATTCTTCGCCCGCAAGCCATGACAGCACACGAGCCTCAATGGCAGAAAAGTCGGCAACAATAAACTTACAGCCAACTTTTGGAACAAAAGCCGTTCTAATAAGCTGCGAAAGTGTATCTGGAATATCTTCATAGAGCATTTCAAGGGCTTCAAAATTGCCACTTTTTACTATACCTCGAGCCTCTTTTAAATCCGATATATGGTTTTGAGGTAGGTTCTGCAATTGCACAAGCCTTCCAGCAAAGCGACCAGTTCTGTTAGCACCGTAAAACTGGAACATTCCTCTGGCCCTTGAGTCTTCACAAACTGCATTCTCCATCGCTGCATATTTCTTTACTGACGATTTTGCCAGTTTCTGACGGAGCTTAAGCACTTCAGCCAAATGCTCCGGTGCGTCTTTCAATAGCTCTGCTACAGCCTTTTTACCAAGGGTGTCTGTTTCTAGACCGTTTTCAGAAAACCAACCTTTCATTTGCTGTACTGAGTTTGGATTATCAAGTTCGGTTATATCCTGCATTCGATTCATTAACTTGATGCGGGAAATCTCATCCATGGCAATAGCCTGTTTTACAAAGTCCATATCTACCTTGATGCCACGATCATTGATTTCCTGGTCCAGATGGTATTCACTCCATATGTCATCAGGTACAGGAAACTTACTAAGCCTTTCTTGTATCTGTATTTCCGTTTCAACATCTCGTTTGTTATAGTCCTTAAACCTCTGCCACTTTTCTTCATCATCACTTGGTAGATTACGAGTTCTGCCACCGTTTGTTTTGGTAGGCGTACATGATACACAGAAGTATCTGATATGGTCTTTACCTTCTGTCAGTTTTTGCTTTTCAAGGCCAAGAACCGCACCTACACCTACTAAGGATAATGGAAGCCCCATATAAGCAGACCATACCATGGAGCATTTCCATGATGATGGTTTTAGATAATCTCCATACGGATGGCCGAGATATCTGGATAGGCAGACACGCTCAAACTGAGCATTAAATGCCCACTTGGTTATCTCTTCATCGACCAAGGCATCCAGTATTTTCTGTGGTATCTTTTCACCTTTTGCAAGGTCAACCACCATAACCTCTCCGCCATCAACAGAGTAGCCAAAGAGTAGTATTTCAAAATCATCTGCTTCTACATAACGGTAAACACCACTCTTTTGTAAATTGACCGATGAGTAGGTTTCAATATCTATTTCAAGATTCTTCATAGCATGCCTCCATTCCTAAAAAAACAGGTGGCAGAGGAAATAGCCCCACCACCGTCAAATGATCCTTTCTATTAGGCAAGGAAGTCATCCTCTGCAAGAGTAGTAAAATCATCTACTGCAGAACTTTTTCCACCAAGAGGCTCGCCATCTTTTATCTTTTGAATGTTGCCAAGTCCACAAGCCACACCTTTATTTCCGTTGGAGTTAAATGCGAAAAAATTCAGAGAAACCCTAGCAAAGCATCCGCTGTACACCTCGCCACGATCCATGATTGGCTTAACGCTCTTGTCTACAATCTGTGGAGCGGTTTTGCTATTGGCATTGATAAAGTAATGTCCCTTATATGCCTCGTCGTCACGTTCTATATCCCCGTCACGTAGAGGGATTTTTATGGCAGCCTTGTTAGGCTTCTTACCACCAAACTTTGCGATACCTTCCTCAATAGCGGCATCAATTGCAGCATTTACTGCGTTAATGGTTTCAGTATCGTCCTTTGGGATGAGTACAGACACACTATACTTTTCAGCACCACCGTTGACGGAAACCGGCTCCCACCCGTGGAAGTAAGAGAGTCTTGTGTTTACACCTGTAATTACCTTTGTTCTATTCGTATTGTTTTTCATAATGATCAATCCTCCATAATTTCATTGAATTCGTTTTTTGCGTTCGTTACGTTCATAGCCACTCTTTTATCTGTTTTAGGAACAAGCGTTGGCTTTCCCGGTGGTTTGACAATGAGGCTCCCTAAGATTTCCTCAAATTTGGTTTTGCCCATCAGTTTCTGCATCTCTGTCAAAGGAATAAGGCTCTTACGGTAAATGTCCTTATATCCGCTTTCTACAGCTCTTTCCGCTACAGCATCTTCATCTTTGTACTTACGAACCGAGCGACCTTCCACAACTTTAAAACCATTCCACTCTTTACCGTGGTTAACTGCTGCATCTGTGGCATAAGCAGTTATTTCATTGGCCCACTTTGTGAGATCGGGAATAATCATCAGAATTTCCTCAATCTCACTATCTGTAAGCAGTGGTGGCATCTTAAACTCCTTCTGTGCCAGTTTGAGTTTTTCTTCAGCTCTCGCGCGACATCTGATAGATGCTCTGCAGAAAGTGCACCATGGCCCAGGGATATATTCACCTTCTCCTTGATAGGCTTTTGCTGCCTTAGGTTTTAGTTCTTCTTCTGCCCAGGCTTTAAGTTCTTCTACCGGAACAGTCCAGGTGCTGACATTTTCTCTTCGTGGCTGAAATATAGTCATTGATACTTCCCTGATGTCGTAGAGACTGTCATAGATTTCAAGAGCCCCTAATGCATAGAGTTTCATCTGAGGATTGTTTTCTGCGTCCACAAGGACTCCAATTCCGTATTTGAAATCCACTATGTGAAGCCTATCATCTGAAATGATTACACAATCTCCCGTTCCAAATCCATCTGGCACATAGCAAGAGAAGTCAAGACGTTGTTCAATAAGAACGATCGGGTCAGTACAGGACTTTCTTGCAAGTTCTACCTGCTCCATGATGAAGGCAACATAGTCATCTGTACATTCTTCCATTTCATCTGAATCATACTCTGATACGGGCCTCTTACTTCTAATGTGGAGAGCCTTTTTCAACTTGTGCTCTGAGAGTTCATGTGCCGCAGTACCTGCTCTAGCTGCTTCTCCACTGGTATTTTCAAACTCAAGTTCAAGCCTTGCAGATGGCAAGCAGTGAAGCCATCTGTGTGATGAAGATGCAGATAATATTGCGTGATTACCCATTGCCAAGAACCTCCGCATCTTTCAAGATGTCGGCATAGTAAGTCTTGTCAACAACACTTAACTTATCCGCACCATACTTCCCGATAATCTCCCGCACTTCTGCAGTAAAACCAAGCTGGCTTTTTTCTGCAAGGACCATGCGCACTTTTTCAAGCGAGATATCCGGCGCTTTTGCTGTTTCTGTCTTTGTGGCAGTTTCTTCTTTAGGTGCAGCATCACTTTCCGTCATTGCCTTACAAACCACTTCTATGCTGTCTGCAAGGCTTCGCATATCGTTTACCACATCAAGCAGTAGCTTTACTTTGCTCAAGTTCATCTCCTCCTTTCGTAGTCTCACAGATAGCAAGTTCCTCGACACTGTCTCCTGGAATTAGAATCGTTACACGCTGTTTATCTCCAAGGAGGAAACGTAGAAGGCGCTCCCTTACGGTGACATTACGGCAAGTAACGATTCCGCCTGTCTGTGGCATTTTTGAAACACTGATTTTCAGGTTGTGTTTCATATCCATCACCTCTTTCTGAAGGGTCATTATTTGTGCCCCTCTATCTGGTAGCCATGAGATGAACGGAAATCTGACGGTTTTGTGAAATTACAAAAAAATAATGCCCTCAGAAGTTTTTAATCCTCCAAGGGCAAAGACTTAATTATTCGATTTTGATAAAGGCATCAGTAAAGCCTGCAGCTTTTGCTCTGGCTAGCATGGCTTCTGCATTGGACTTAACGCTATAGGCACCAACCTGAACTCGGTAAAGTTTCTTAGTCGTTGGCGTGGAAGCTGCAGGAACCGTCAGTAGCTTTTTAACATCAGCCCTGAAAGTATTCATACTCTTACCATGCTTAGAAAACCAGTGCCTTGGATCTCCATGATTGCTGGCGATTTTCTTTTGATAGCCTTCATAGTGGCCGATGATGTCATTTTCAGTCAGACCATAGAGTTTACAAAGATGTACACATAGCTCAGTAGCTTCTTTATAGACCGCATTGAAATAAGAGGCGTCGGACAGGTTGTCTTCACAGATTTCAAATCCAATATGACTATTGTTGGCGTCACCACCTGCATGCCAACCTCTGTGGTCCCAAGGCAGTGTTTGATAGGTGGCAATTGTACCATTTTTAAGTTTCCCAATGAAGGCATGGACACAGACCTGTCTGCCGCTGGGTCTATGCTGGTTCCAATGATTGTTGTACTGGTTTTCTCCTAAGACGCCATCATCCGGTCCAACGTATCTACGGAGATAGGGATTGTTGACACCCGTACTGTGGACCATGATGCCTTTGGGTTTGATCTTTCTACCCACTTTATAACATTCGTTTTCAGCAAGAATTAGTTTTTTAAGATTCATTAATTTTTCCTCCCGCCTGGCGACTAATCATTATTTAGTACCATCCTTATCACCACCATCTTTTAGTTGTTCAAGAATCTCTTTTAATTTCTCTG